ACTACGAGGCTGAAGCAGAAAAGTATCTCGCAGTACCGAAACTAGAGCAGCGGCTCAAAGAGCGATACGCTCCAGCGAAAACAGAGCCCGTGGCTGGGCAAGCAGAAGAAGAAGCTCAGGCTTCTGAAAAAAGGCCACCGAAAACATTAACAAATACCCAGGTGCAAAGGGCACCAGGGGATAAGCCCAAGAAGCTTAGCCGCCAGCAGTCTATTGATTTGCTGGTTAATAAGTACGGGTCTAGTCTGTTTCGCTCGGAGTAAGTTGAACTTGCTCCGATAAGGAGTAAGTTATGGCAACTTCATTAAATCTCGACAACGTCACCCAGGCGCTGAAGGAGCACTACAAAGCCCTCACCGTCAAAAACATGGTCTATAAGGACAACCCTTTTCTCGCCCTCGTAAACAAATATGAGCAATTCGGCGGTGAGAATATGCCGATTCCAACTCAGTACGGAATCGCAAACCGACGTTCTGCTACTTTTGGAACCGGGCAACTTCTTAATACCGCAACCAGTCTCGCCCGCTTTGTGATTACCCGTGTGAAAGATTACTCATTCGCTAGCATCACTGGCGAAACCATCAAGGCTACTGAAGGTAATGCGGACGCATTCTTGAAGTATGCAACTCTTGAAATTGACGGCGCTATCCAGTCACTTACTCGCTCAATCGCGGTAGGCATGTACGGAGACGGCACCGGTAAGCTCGGTGATATTAAAACTGGTGGCCTCCCAGACAACACTGACGGGACAGGCAAAACTTTGACACTAGAAAACCCTGAAAGCGTGACCAACTTTGAGGTTGGGATGGTTTTGAAGTTTGTTCAAAGCGTGGCTCATGCTCCTCGTGCTGACACTTATACCATCACCGCTGTAAACCGTGACACCGGTGTTCTTACTGGTACCATCGCGAGTTCTTCTGGTGCGGCTGCTGACACTGACTTCGTTGTTCAAACTGGTGACTACGTTGCTGCTGGCGGGGATGCTGATGGCAACCCAATGAAGATCTCTGGTCTTGAGGCTTGGATTCCAGCCGGAACCCCAGCGAACCTTTTTGGTGTAACTCGAACTGCTGACCGTACTCGTCTTGCAGGCGTTCCTTTTGATGGTTCTTCGCAGCCAATCGAAGAAGCCCTTATCGGTGCGGCAAGTCGTCTTGCTCGTGAAGGTGGCTCACCAGACGTCTGCTTCATGGATTACACTCAGTTTGCAAACCTTGAGAAAGCTCTTGGTTCAAAGGTTGTTTACGACAAAGTAAGCAGCGACGACGCTGATATTGGCTTCCAAGCTCTCAGCATCATCGGACCAAAAGGACCAATCAAGATTGTTGCTGACCAGAACTGTACTCCAAACGTTGCATACATGCTTCAGATGGATACCTGGACACTCAACAGCCTTGGCGCTGCTCCACATATCCTTGATCTTGATGGCAATCGTATGCTTCGTGAAGCATTGAACGACGCTTACGAAGTCCGAGTTGGTTTCTACGGAAACCTTAGCTGCAATGCACCAGGATATAACAGCCGCGTCGCTCTAGCATAAGGAGAGTGAAAGATGGCTAACAGAACTTTTCAAGACGTACAGGCGGTGCATCGAGAAGTGAAAATTTTCTCATGTGCTGCTCTTTGCGGGTCAGGGAGTCCAAACGTTACCTTGTTTCAAGGTGACCCAACTCCTGTATCAGGCACTACGCCAAATGCGATTGGAGCAACAGCAAGTTTTAGCGGCGCTGTGCTTACAATTAACCTGACAGACAACTACAACGCTCTTTTGAGTGCGTTTGCACAAGTCAAAGATCCGGCTGGAGCTAGTGGCGCTATTACTCAAGTTATTTCTGTTGCAGAAACAGTTGCGAGCAATGGCCAGGTTTTGTTGACCTTTGATGATGTACTCAGCACAGGTGATGAAGTCTACGTAACGCTGTTCCTTAAGAACACCAGCGTAGAGCGATAACCATGAAGGGCAAGGGCAAAGGTCTTGCGGTCATGATTCTGGAGAAAGCCAAAGGCAAAGATGCTGAAGGCTCTTCAGATGATGATTACAGCAAGGCAAAAGAAGATGCGGGAAAACGTATGGCTATGGCCATCAAGGAAGAAGACGGCAATGCGTTCGTCGAAGCTCTTGATGACTACTTAGACATGCGTGCGTAAGGAGTGGGGCAATGGCGACGTTCACTGAGTCTGATTTAAGAACCCGTGCGCGTCGCCGCGCCGACATGGAGAATAGTACCTTCGTAAGTGACGCGGAGATTCAGGACTACCTGAACTCAAGTATCTCCGAGTTGCATGACTACATGGTCAAAAGTTACGAAGACTATTTTGTCTCTGAGCAAACATATAGCGTCCCCATTGCGACCGGGGGCGCTAACCTGCCAGATGACTTTTACAAGGCTTTGGGCGTTGATTATGATTCCGGTGGAATTACATCGACGCTCAAGGCTTACTCCTTCTCTGAGCGCAACGTCTACAATACGCCCTATGCAGTCATCGATCGATTGGCTGAGCCAATGTATAAGGTCGAGGGGAACAAGATTAAGCTTATCCCCAACAACTCACAGTCTGGCACCATTACTCTTTACTATGTCCCGCAGGCGACGCAGTTTTCGTCTACGGTCACAGAGATTGAGAATGTAATTCCAGGCTATGAGGAATACGTGGTTGTAGCGACTGCAATCCGTATGCTTATGAAAGAGGAGTCTGACGTTTCCGCCCTGGAGCGTGAGCGTCAGCAACTCGCTAGTCGTATTATTCGAGCTATCTCGCCGCGTGATGCCAGTGGCTCGTTTGCTATTCGCGATGTTCGCAAGGGTCGATTTAGAGACGACTTTATTCTTCGCTACTAGGGGGTGATACATGGCTAACTTTGTAAGCCAGTTTCAACTGAGCGATGAGGCGACTAATCTACAGCGCGAGATTCAAGACTTTGCAGATACCATCACGAGTTCTGCAATCATCGAAGGCCAGCTCATAAAAGATGTTGAGCTTGATGCCTCTCAAGAAAACATCGTAACGCATTCGCTAGGTAGAGCGATCCGTGGTTATATAGTAACTGGGAGAAACGCAAACTCAGTTATCTATGACAGCCTTAAAGCAAACCGCCGCCCTGATAGGCAGTTTGTGGTTAAGTGCTCGGCGGATGTAACCGCTAGCTTTTGGGTGTTCTAATGGCGCTAAAGAAACAAACACTATCAATCCCTTTCACTCGTGGCTTAGACCAGAAGACTTCTGAGGCCACTGGAGAACCGGGGACTTTATCGTCAGCCAAAAACATCACGATGGACAAGGCGGGCCTTATCTCAAAGAGAAAAGGTTTTGAGACCTTTCGCGATTCATCGACAGTCATTGGCGACACTGTGCCAAAGGGTAAGTCTCTCACTTTCACCACTGGCGCAAACATCTACTCTTACGATGAAGATTTGCTCGTTGCAGATGGTGGCAGACTTTACCACAAGTCCGGCGATACAGGTCTGCAAGATGCAGGGGCTTTGATTAATTGCACGTATTCTCGAAGTCAGATTTACTCTGATGAGTCCAAGAAGATTGGCCAGGTTCGTAGTGTTAGAGTTACTCGGTCAGGCATTGATTATGATGTGATGGCGTGGGTTCAAATTGAGCCGATAAAGTTAGCAGACTATGAGGTGTGTATTGCTGTTCGAGATGTAAAGTCTGGAGCTTTCTACAGAAAACCTTACGTGGTTGAAACTATAGCTAAAGACTCAAATCTTGCGGATATTAACCTTTGGTCAGTAGCCCCGTCTATTCATCTTGTAAAGGTGACAGATAATAAGATTATTTTAGTTTACAAATTAGGGGATGCAACAACCCTGACGCCAGATATAAAGTATGTTTTTATACCTGACTTTCCTACGGTGGCATTTAGCGCATCGTCTATCCTTCCAATCTCTGTATCCTCTTCACTCTCGAATCTTAACAATACGGCAACCTGTATCGATGTGGCGTTAAGCAATGACAATGCTTCATTATTTATGGCTTACTATACACAAGCCGCTGGTGCGGGGACTGCTGGAGGAGTTCAAGCTCCAAGAATAGCCAAGTTCACGATTGGAACAAACACTTTAACATTTGGATCGGAACAAGAAGTATATAGGACCGTTGGTCCAAATGTCTCTTTTACGAATCATGCCCGGGATAATTATCTTTACGGCAATGGGTACATACCTGGAATATCTTTGCACGCCGCTGAAGGGGACTTGCTTCTTTGTTTTAACGCAAGTGGGGCGAGTACGTACCCAAGACTTAGGATTAGCATTTGGTGCGTAAAGATATCAGAGGCGCTTAGCCAGACAGATGACGCATTTCAGGATGCTAAACTTCAGAATAAAGTTTTAGCCAACGGGGGGTTCGTCACAGGCGCTTTTGGGACTAAGGGATTTATTACCGCCATCCAGGGGAACTCTAACAGTCTGACAAAATCTTACGGAGTAGAGGATAACAACTTTGCTTCTTCTCGATATAGAACAGGCACTTCGGGGTCAGGTTATACCTATTATGGTGGGTTAAAGATAAAGACTTACGATCTAACTGGTTCTCATCACGGGGCGATTAGCCCTGCGACCGGCGAACAATACGTCAGGATATATTCTTCGATAGCTTCTGGCGGGACAACAGATACTCCCTCTGCTCTTGGATGGATAAGATGGAGTGATAAGACAGGTAGCGGCGGCAACAAGGAAGTTTATTTAAGTATTGTCGAGCCGGGGGCGGGGTTTGAATACGATGATGCTACGGGGATTATAACTTCAGGGGAGCAGCTAATTGCTCAACTTTGGATAAGATCACAAATTGGGGGAACATGGTTTACCATACCTGCGAATACTCTTGAGGCAGATGATTTCCCCATAGAGAATGTGCGAGCACCTTTTCACGAAATACTTCATCTTGATTTTGACGGAGATATGTCTGGCTTTGACTCAGTTACTTCTGTGCATCAAAATGCCACCGTGGTGTCTGCCCCTATGGTCGTGACAGCGGCAGGAAATACAGAGATACTTGTTGCCGCAAGCAGAACTAATGACAACATAGGCGACGCAAATAGCTTTGAATTCTTAACTGATGCAGATGGCGTAATCCATGGAACAGGCATCACCGGCAATTCATCAAATAATGTTACTTCTGAATACGCAAGTATGAATGAAAACATTTGCCGTCTTTTGGACTCGGTTTCTTCGGTGGAATTAATATCAGGAAACTTTGAGTACTCGACCAATACGCTTGTAAAGACTTTCTTGTCTTCTTCTGATAATTCGGCAGCAGGCTATATTAAAAGCCATGAGCAGATATTCTCTCCTGCAAGGTGTGTCGTTAATCTATCGCCTGATCGATCACTTCCAGGAATCAATGGCGGCACATCGTTTCTTATCGGGGCAGGTACCCTTTTTTCTTACGATGGTGAAGAGCTTGTAGAGAATGGGTATTACGAGTCTCCTTCGATTAGAAGCATTGTTGCAGTTTCTACATCTGTAGATTCTCGACTCACAGCGGGAGAGTTTTACTCGTACTCAGTGGTCTATGAGTTTGTTGATAAGAATGGCAACCTTCACGAGTCTCCTCCATTGGCAGCGGTTGAAGTGCAAACTGCGACAAACTTTGAGTCTGTTGCTCTTCGGATACCGACGTTTGACGCAACCCGTAAAAACGCCAATCGCATATCTATCTATCGAACCCGAGAGAATGGCCCTGTATTAAAGAAGATTGTTTCGATTGAGCCATCGGCCTATCAGAAGAGCCTCGGCTACATCGACTACATTGACCTTGGCGAGTCAGAAGAAGATTTCAATAATCTGCCAATCCTCTACACGACTGGCGGATTGCTCGCGAACAATCAACCGGGTAGTGTCACCGACCTGTGCGAGCACAAGGGTCGCATCATCGCAGCGACTCCGACTGAGTATGTGATCTTCTCAAAGGTTAACTCTCCAGGGTTTGGCTACTCGTTCCCATTGCCTTCGTTTGTCATAGATTTGCCGGTTGATTCTAGCTTAATTACGGCAGTGGAGAGTAATCCTAACTTTTTGACAGTCTTCACCTCTGATGATGTGTTTGTGGTCTCAGGTGACGGCCCAAACAACTTAGGTGTTGGTGCCTTTACTCGGCCCAATCTGTTGGCAGGCAGCCAGGGCGCAATCAAGGGCAGTCCCCACATCTCGACCGTCTTCGGCACTTTCTATGTGTCTGAGCGTGGCATTTATTTGATCGCTCCTAATGGTCAGATTCAGTATATCGGCGCAGCGGTGGAAGACTTGGTTGATGAGAGAACAATCAAAGCAATCGACTACTTTGACGCGACCAATGAGATTAGGTTCCTTTGCTCGACTGGTGAGTTTACTAGTGACTTTACAATTATTTGCTACAACACCGTGTTTCAGCAGTGGTACTCGTGGGAAATAGACAAAGACTCAAGCCAGACAGCAGTTGGCCAGTGCTCATATTCTCCCACCGGCGTAACGTCTGAAAGATATCATAACATCTTGCTCTCTGATGGTGAAATTCTGCGCCAAGGGACCGGGTATACAGATCGAGCTGCGGCTGAACAGTATGATATGGACTTCGAGATTAAGAACATCTCGGCGGCAGGATTGCAGGGCGCACAGCGCATCTATCGCTTGATGGCTCTTTATGACTATCATTCATCAAGTGCTCTAAATATTACGATTACAAACGATTACAAATCGACAGGCGGCGCATCTTCAACTGAACAACATATTCTTGTCCTTGGCCCAGACTTTGAGCAGGCATTGGTCCATCTTCGCAATCAGAAAAGCACAGCAATAAGGGCTCGTTTTGTTGTCGCTGCGTCGGGTCAGGGTATATCGTTTAATGGTCTAGCATTGCAGGTTGGTGTAAGACCTACCGCATTCAAGAAGCCCGCAGCGCAGATAGCACCGGAGGCATAAGATGGCACAGACAAAAGCAGCGCAGTTCAGCAACCGGCCACCTTCACAGTCTATGCTGCCTACTGGCGGAAATGTCGCTCAAGCGGCTATGCAGGCGGGTGCATCGGGTGTCCCTATTGAAATGCTCCTCGCACCTTCTGAAAGACAACTGCGTCAACTGGGCGCAGAGGCTCAGAAAGAAGAAAAGATAGCGGGCGCTAAAGAAAAACGTGCGATCACAAGCGAAGCCAAGCTCGAACAACTTAGGCAAAAGCCTGAGCAAATTAGAGCGGCCAGCAGAGAAAAGATTGAGCGTGCTTTTGGGGCAGGCGGTATTGGACTTGGTCGTCAGTTGCTTGCTGCTGAACTTCAAAAGCGCAAAGAGATTGAGGCGCAGAACAAGGCAGAGCTTCGTCAGGCGGCAGGCAAAGGGCAGGATGCTTTCTTTGAGTTCTTGGAAGCAAACCCTGATATGCAGTTCGACGCCAAGACTCTTAACGAGGCATATGGTGCTATTCCTGGTGTAGCGAAAGAAAGAGCACTTGCCAGAGAAGCATTTAAGCAGACTCCGGTAGATTTTAGTCGTGGCGAAGATTACCGCAGGGCTTTGGCTCAAAGGGCTCTTCTGGAATCGCCAGAGATGCAAGCAGAGGCAGCACTTCGTAGTTTAGTGCCAATGGACCAGCGGGCTCCGGGGGTATATCGGCCTGAGTTCCGGCAGCCTCAACTTAAGCCACAAGATATCAATGCGCAGGCTCTGCAAGATATGATGGGTGCGCGTGCCGCCAGTCAGGTAAATCTTGGGGCTCTTGAGTTGGCACAGTCCCCGGAGAGCATCCTTAATCCGGCGGGCTCTCGTGCAGTTGGCGCTGCTGCGAAGTCTTTGCGATTGCGTGAAGGCGCAGAAGGCGCAGAGGTTTTGGAAGTGCAGAAGGCAATCAGTGCTTTGCCTGGGTTTGAGACAGTAGAGTTAATCCCTGGCGTCTATGATGAAGCAACGAAAGATGCGGTTCGAGCATATCAAAGATCTAGGGGCTTAGATGCCGATGGTGTCCTTGGCCCAAGAACATACGAAAGCCTTTTCATTGATTTATATCGATTAGCAGAGAGTCAGGAGTTAGATGCTCTTAATCAGGCGGCGATGCAAAGCAGAGCAGTCCAAGCCAACGAGCAGCAAAGAGCAGCCGCTGCTGCTCGACAACTTCAGCAGTTAGGTGGATATGCCCTTCCTAATCAGCAGCAAGATCTAGTTCGCAGAATACTTGGAGGCATGTAATGGCATTTCTTGGTGGAATTACAGACATGATCGGGAGTGCTGTTGGTGATGTTGCCAGTGGTATAGGTAGCGGGATTATGGGAGGATTAAGAAGTGCAGGAAGTGCGCTTGCTAGCCCATTTACCTACGACCCTCCGCCAAACCCTTATGACTCTGAAGGCTTTACTCAGCGACAGGCTCAGCGGGCAAAGAGGCAGCGTGAAGAGATAGCTCGTTTACGAGCAGGCGGCGTTTCCGAAAAAGGCCAACAAGTAATCAGAGAAGGTCGAGAGATTGCTGGCCAGGTTCGTGGCGCAGCAAAACAGACTAGAGGTTCTCTTGGTGGCACAGCTCAGGAAGCAGGCGAGCGTGTTGGTGGCCAAATTATGATGGGCGCAAGAGGCCAAGAGCAAGATGTTAGCCAAGAGGCGCTTGAGCAAAAAGAAGAGCAACAGGAAGCTTTAGAGGATATTGGCGAAAGTCAGAAACTCGGATACGCGGCCACAGTGGCGCAGGGCGAAGAAGCGCAAAAGCAATCAAACGTAGGGATGCTTACCCAATTAGCGAGTGCTGGCATCATGGCATTGGCCATGTCCGATAGGCGCATCAAGTCCAATGTTCGTGATGGTTCTAAGGATATTGAGCAGATGCTAGACGCACTCAGCCCTAAAACGTACAATAAACTCGGCAGAGAAGAGACGGGAGTTATGGCGCAAGATTTAGAGCGCACTCCGGGGGCGGGCATGGTGAAAGATCTTGGCGGCATCAAAGGCATTGCGATGAGTCCGACTGAGACATTGGCTATTGCCGCATATCAGCAAGACAAGATGAATGAGCAAGAGGAGCGCATTAAGGCGCTTGAGGAGATGCTCAAGAAGAAGCGGGGCTAAGTATGGCTATAGTTGATATAACTGAGAACCCAATTCCCCCGTCGATCGAAGGTGAGCAGTATGCTAAGCAAGACGTTCTTGGTCAGACTGGCGCAGACTATGGCTCTACAGAAGTTTTCGCGCCCGACGTTCCCGAAGTAGATGGGCCAAAGAGTTATGAAGAAATTCTTAATGAAGAGCTTCAGGCTTACAAATCTGGCAAAGCAAGCCAACTTCAATCAATTAGGGTTCCAAGAGTTGGAGTTAGGTACTTAGACCCAAGCAAGTACGATCTTCAGGCTGAAGAAAGGTTTTTGCGAGACGAGCAAGCCCGGATTCAAGGATTAGAGCAACCTGGGTTTTTAGATGCAGCACAAAAAGAAGCCGATGAGTTCAAAGCATTGGCAGACCAGTCTAGGGCCGCGCTTGATTCATGGAAGCCCGCTCGAACTGGTGCATACAAGACGTTTACAGACAGAGTACTCTCAGCATTGGTTGTTGGTCTTGGCGAGGTTGGCAGAACCTTAACCGGCGGCAAGAATGTCGGCCTTGAGATGCTTAACAAGATCATAGATGACGAAGCACGAAGGCAACAGCAAGAGTATCAAAAGCTCAGAGAGAGAGCGAATACAGACCAAAATGCTTACGCTCGGTCGATGAATGTTCTTCGCAATGAGCGAATCGCATTTGAGAATACAAAGGAAAGATTGTTCAAAGAAGCGTCTCAGATAGGTGCATCGATCGGCAAGCAAACCGGCGCATCGATGAACTTAGACAAGATCAACACTGAGATTGCAAATAGGGCCAGTGCCGCTCAAGCCAAGATTGCAAGCGAAACTCAATTAGCTGCAAGTAAACTCGCAGATCAATACAGTGCTGCTGATATTATTGATGTGAAGATGCGCAAGAAGTTTCAAGATGACATGGATAAGTCTTCTGCACTCAAACGTGAGGTTGGTACTGCTTTAAGGAATTTTGAAAAGTATCTGGGTGGAAAATCTCCTACAGAATTTCTTAGCGTTCGGGACAAACTTGCAAAAGATCTCGCTCAGTGGGCAAAATCTTCTGACGAAGAGAAGCTTAATTTTGGCGAAAACGTTTTGAAAGGTGTTTTAATCGCAGCGGACCGCCAGTTTGGCGCTCTGGTTGATTTCTACAATAAAATTTCTGCCATTGCTTTTGGTGCTGCCTCAGAAGGTCAATCTGCATCATCTATCTCGAACAAAGACGTGCAAATTTTCATCAACCTTCTTGCCTCATCTGGCGTCAGCAATAAGCAGATTTATGATTACATGAAGCATTTAGAGAGAAAAGCAGGGGCGGATTACTTTAGGTCTAAAACTACTTTTGACACCTTGAGTCTTGGTTTAGGTCAAAGAGTTTATGATCGAATCATGCAAGACGATCAAAACTTTTACGATCAGAACTACCTTGATCAATTTCAGGCGACTAGATAATGGCAGAACAACCACCAAAGCCCGAGTATTACTACTTTGAGCATGATGGTAATGCTTACACGGTTCCGTCAACTGACACGGAAGCCCTGCAAAACTTTGTCTATCGTCTTGGCGCTAAGCCAATCTCAGAATACGACAAGAATGTTTTGGTGGAGCGTCGCAATTTGCGAGACGCGGGTGCGCTTGGTTACCTAGAAGCAGGTGCTCGCGGTGTAGCCTCTGGCCTCACTTTATCGACAAGCCAGTTTCTTGGTGACCCTGTAAGGCAGAAGGCAATCACCGAAGAGTTTCCAGGGACTTTCTACGGTACTGACATTGCGACAAGCTTAGCAACATCGATCCTTAGTAGTGGCGCTACTGCTGCCGCAAAGGGCGCTGTAACTGCTCCGAAGCTTTTGGCAGAAGGTGCCGAGGCTGTAGGTGCCAGAGCACTGCTCGAGTCTGGTGAGAAAGTCGCAGCAAGGACCGCAGCCCAAGAAGCAGGTCAAGCTCCGCTCGGTCAGTTTCTCCCAGTTACTTCTCGCCAACTGGTTGCGCGTGAAGCCGGAGAAGAAGCGGCTGAAGAAGTTGCGGAAGCAGGTGCTCGAATTGGTCTGCGTGATATAGCAGAGAGAACCCTTCCGGGTATGGTCACCCGTGGGGTCGAAGGTGTGACCAACAAGATACTGGCAAAAGCAGCAGGCGACAGCGTTCTTGAGAGCGCGATTCGCACCGTGGCACCGTATACTGTCCCGGCAGCCCTTGAGTCTGGGATCTATGGCTTTACCCAGGGCATGGCCGACCAATACCTAAATGACCCGTATTCTTCAGATGCCGTGCTCGCGGCAGCAGGTCTTGAGGCTGGATCAAGCGCATTCTTGTTTGGTGGAGGCGTTGGCTTAGGTTTAACTGGAACCATCACCACAGCAAAGCTTACCCCCGCAGCAATTACTAAAACCGCCAAAGCCATCTACAAGCCACTGGCAGATAACTTCGGTGATAAGTTTGCATCGGGTCTTGGCAAGTTTGTGGCCTCGGAAGACCCACGAGTACAGAAAGCATTCACGGAACAACTCACCGGCATTCTTCAGTTCAATGATGAGGCTCAAGGGTTTGCTGCCAAGATGCAGCGGCTTCAAGACCAAATTGCAGACATGCGAGACCGTGGTGTTGAGCAAGCAGTTATCGCTAAGACCTACGACGATGAAATCAAAGCCCTTCGGCTTGATAAAGCAGAACTTGATGCGAAGTCTAAGCAGGCTGCTAAATCTCTTAAGGGTCTGCAAGAAACGCTTTCAGAGCAGCGCAAGGGCATTGAGAAAGAGTTAGGGCTTCAGCAGCAGGAGTTGCTTGCTGGCGTGGCGGAAGATCTACAAGAGGCCCTTGCTAGTCAAAGAAGCTTAGCAGCGTTCTTTGGTGATACTACGACCAAGAGCGGCACTAAGTCAGTCAGCAAAGTCGATGCAGCGATTCGTGAAAATCTAAAAGATGCGTCTCTTGATTACAATGCGATCTTTCAAAACGTCAAAGGACCAAACGGTTCACTTCGTGCTGCTGTTAACGAGCTAGAGTCCGCCGCAACTGAGGCCGCTGCTCGGGGTTCTGCGGAGATATCGCAATCTTTGAAGAATGCAGCTCGTGAGCTTGATAACTTTTCAAAGCTAGATATCCCGGTCGAAAGAGACAAGTTAATCGAGTTCTACCTAGAGCAGCGCCGCGCTTTGCGCCGTGCTGATTTGGACATAAGCAGAGCCGATGAACTAGCGAAAGCAACTAAAGGCGCTGAGCGCATGAAGCTTAGCGATACCTTTGGCGCTATGGGTAGATACAGAGCTTATACCAGCAGCCCAGAAGTATTCGGTAAGGCAGGCAGACTTGAAGGGGCACGGTCTTCTATTCAACGCGCTTTGATGGGGCTTCGTCTTCCAGACAAGGCTAAGCGGGGCAAAAGAAAGGCTGACCCGTACACTGTTATCAGCGCCGATGATCTTCAAAAGACCAGCGACCTTCTTAATCGGCAACTCGATAGTATTTCGGACTTTATTGACGAAGGTGCCCTGAAGGGGCTTCGCGATGCTGTTGGCCGCATCTCCGCAGCAGCAGGAAAAGCTACTAAGAAAGTCGAATCGGTAAACGAGTTCAATCGTGTGGCCAATGAGTTAGGCGCTCTACTTGGCAAAGGCAAAAACGCTGCACTGCCCAAGGGGACACAACTTCAGGACTTGGTTTCTGGTGCTCAAATTGAAGAGGCCATGCAAGGGCACTTCGATGAGATCCTTGGCACTTTCAACAGAGCAGTTGATGAGGCCAAGACTGTAGACGAATTCACTGATGCTATGCAGGCTATTTCTGACGATATCCTGTTTGCAAGACGGAAGAGCCAAGAGGCCACGCGGCTTAAAGACGACTTTATTAAGCGGGCTCAAGACCCAGATATCGACCCAGATATTCAGGCGCTACTGAGTTATCGGTCAGGCAAAAAGGGTGTTGATGGTGTCGGTGCCTTCGTCATGGCCAATCTCTTAGGCATTCCCGAGGAGTTTGTAGCTGCCGGTCTAGGGGTAAGCTCTGCGCGAAACAATCCGCTATCCTTCTTGAATGGTGTGGCTGCTGTTGCCAGTGCCGCAAACAAAGCAGACCAGAAAGCCACTCAGATGGCCAAGAAGGCGCTCAACATCGTGACTGACCCCAACGCTCCACCGATGAAGCTCAAGAAACGCCAGTCGGTGATGGGCAAACTTATCGGTCTGCCGACTGGTATTAGTAATGCTGACGGAAGCATAAATGAGAAAGAGTTTGATAAGGCGGTCAAGAAGGTTCAAGAGTACCAAGCAAACCCTAAGAAACGAGAGGCTTTGCTGACAAAGATTGATTCGCCATATCCTCAGTTTAGTGACTTCGCCCTGAGCACTAAAACCAAAATTACCGTTGCCGTGGACTTCCTTAATTCGTTGGTGCCTATTCCGCCGCCACCGCCACCATTTCAGCGAAAGGAATACGAAGTTCCTACTGAAGTGAAGCGCAACTTTGCGGCAGCAGTCGATCAAATCAATGACCCAGAAGGTCAATTTTTTAAGGAGCTGTCTCAGCGTACAATCAGTGAAGATGCGATGACTCCGATGCGAGCGGTCTATCCTGACCTATATGCTCACTTGCTTACGAAGACGGTGGAAGTGTTTTCATCGTCAAATGTCGAGATACCATTCTCCACGAGATTGGCGCTCGGTTTTACCATTGGGCCGGATATGATTCCAGCGATGAATCGAAGCCTAACCATGATGATGCAGCAAAACATTTCACAACCACTCGCTGGCCAAGAGCAGCCTAGTGAGGTTAAATTTAGACAAGGAGCGGGCAAGGTTTTGGCTGACGCGCATATGACTCAGACCGATAGCTTGCTTAGCGTATAAAGGGGGCCTGATATGGCAGTTACAGTAGGAACAATTGAAGGCAGTATTTACGAGGGCCAAATAGCCAAGAAGGTGACTCTTACTGGCAGTGGCGCAGCAACTAATCTCGATATTAAGGTTGATGCCCAAACGCCACCAAACTATGCCATCTTCACGTCTCAACGTCAGAGGCAGCTAACTGTGGCCATTAAAAACAATAGCTCTACCACGATCGACGATGTGAAAATTGTTCGAGTATTTCAAGATGGCACCGAGTCTGTAGAGTCAGAGTCCGCTGGACCTTTTGGCGATGGCGACGGACCAACGTTTGTATTCTCGTACAATATCCCAAAGTTTTTTGTGCGACTGGATGCTGCTGGCGCAACTAACTTTTTCATCGAAGTAGACAACGGGGGCGTCTCATGACCCAGACAGTTGTTAATGTTCCTGCTGTTGCCGCTGGCGGCAAGATGGGTGAGGGTGACTTTTTCAGCACCACTGCCGGAGGCAATATCACCATCGACTTATCTAACGGCTACTATCAGCGCATCACTTTAAACGCGGCTATTACCGACGTGGCTTTCTCTGCGGTGCCTGCTGATGAGGGGCGCTCGGTGGTTGTGGATTTTATTCAGCCTAGTTCTGGCACGACCTACGGCGCATCATTCCCTGGCATCAAGTTCGACTCTGGTATTGCACCGACACTGAGCACCGGCAATAGCGACATAGACCGCATTGCTTTTGACCTGGTTAACGATGGCTCGACCACTACCGAATACGGCCACGTTCTCGGCTTGGACATGCAGTAATGGCACCGCCTAAAGACATAGCCAGGAGCTATCCCAAGCGCGGCTTGACGGCGGATGTAGGGTTTCGGAGTGAACCTAAGTTTTGTGGTGATGGGTCGGTAAAGCTTGATGGCTCAACACAAGGGGCAACATCGGCGACAAGCTACAGCGCGGCAACGTCGGGGGCTAAAACCACTCTTGCATGTTGGGTTAACCCGCGCGATCTAAGCGGCTCAAATCGAACCATGGTCGGCAACTGTGTAAACAATGCGACAGACAACATGGCGCTCTATCAGACCGGCACCAATGAGATGGACGCGATTATTTACTACGGTTCGGGACTGAACCTTAAATTTGCCGCGAAAAATTTAGATGAAAACCGATGGTACTTTGTGGCGGCTACGTTTGACTATGACGCGACCACGTTCAAATTCTATGTAGACGGTGTTGAGTTTTCCGACACGCCTTCCTTGGGCTATGGTGGCACGGCGGGTCTTTTTGAGATTGGCTTTCGGGACGATTCAGGCGGTGATATTCAACACGTAAACGCCAACTTCGCCCACGTTATGATGATTGAAGATGTGTTGACTCAAAGCGAGATTGTCGAGTTGATGCGTGATACCAGTTACGCGAAGGCGCAAACCTTTGGCACGGTGAATCGGTACTACGTTCTTGATGCCGACTTTAACGATTCCACCGGATCGCACAATGCGACCAGCGTAGGCTCCCCATCCTTCACCGTAGACCGCCCCCAGCTCCCACGCGGTCTCGATTTGGCACGCGGCGCGGCAATGGCGCGAGTGTATACGGGACGAGCGGTGGATTTTGATGGGTCGGCGGATTACTTGCGCAACTCTGCAACGGTACCCTCTATCACTGGTGCAGGCGCTCAGGCGAGCATATGCGCCTGGGTTAACTTTGACAGTGCATCCGGCGGCATTCGAAATATTGCGAGCTTCTGCAATACTGCAAACGACGACGGGATAGTTATTTATCAAAACAACGCAGAAATAGGCGTAGCAGTATTCAACAACGCGCCGACAGTTCGAGAGAAAGCGTTGACCAGTGTGTCAACGAGTAGGTGGTTTTTCGTTGTAGGAACTTGGGACAAAGATACAGCAAGTCAAAAGGTCTACGTCGATGGCGTGCGGGGTTCTGGGAACATGTCGGTTGGCATCGGCATTGAAGCAGGAACCGACATTGGAGCGCGTTCGTCTGCAACTCCTCAGTATTATTTCGACGGTCAAATTGCTGGCGTCAAATACTTCGACGTAGAGCTAACCCAAAACCAAATCCGCGAGCTATACCATAACCCCGAGCAAGTCTTACCCACTGGCGTTAGTGCTAGCAATCTGCGACGCTACTACCCGCTCAGCGATTACAACGATACCGGTGGAACTGGTGG